CAAACATTCCGCTTTTAGGTATAAAGAAATCTGGCAAGTATTTTATTGTTTTGCCCCCATCCTTCATCTCGTAACCTTGTGGCTCATATTCAAAATCAATACCGAGACAATCCAAGAACACAGCCCACCTAGCCTCGTTCTTCGATCTGTACTTTACAGAATTATATTCAGTCTCTATCGCTTTTATTGTATTCATAAAATTCAAACTGGCTCTGATTCAAGGGGTAGACACACTGAGGAAACGCCCGATGCAAGATCTCCTTGCATACCACAACGCCAGTTAGTTATTTGCTTTCTAGTTCTATTGCCTTTTTGGATGCCTCAACAATATCCTGCGCTGTTATATTCCGCAGAGCATTGCACCAGTATTGCGTCTTCGGTGTCTTGTTGGTCGCATCCTTACACTTAGCCTGTGGCAATCCAGCGTGAGGACGGCAAGGCGCGTGTGGACAAGTATCGGGTTTGAACACCGATACGTTCTTACTATAATAAGTCATTCTGTCGGCGGGGTCGTAGCTGCCCCACAACGACACGCACGGCGTATCCAATCCAGCAGCCATGTGATTGACTGAGCTATCTGGCGCGACAACGAAGTCAGCCCCGCTAATAATCGGGAACAGCGAGCGCACAGCCTTGGTGCAATTGAATAGGTCAATCACTCTTGGATGATCCACCTTAAAGTTGTTTGAGTTATCCAGCCCAATAATCACAGCGTGATGTTTGGGGTAAGCCTCCAGCAACGCCAGCACTGCCTCCTGCCCCATCGTTGGCGGGTAGGTACGAGTCGGACCGCTAGACGAAACATGGTAAGCAAAGAACGGACTAGGCAACGGCCACTTGCCCATTGCCTTTAGCTCTTCGTGGTCTGGCTCGATGAGATGTAGAACTGGCTTACAATACTTCGCCATCGTCTTCTCATCCCAAACACCCATCCACTCATAGATCCTCTGGTAGCAGTTACCACCGCCTGTGCCTAGCTTGGTGTTCCCAACCTGACCGCTGAACAAATCATCCGTCGGCAAGTGAGCATCAAAAGAATCCCACGCTTCCAGCGAGGATGGCAACGGCCACAGCTTTGCACCCAGCCCAGCGTAGAGAGGCAGGTTGCGGGCAGGAGCGTAAACCTCCACAACCCCACCCGACTCTTGCACTAGGTAGTTGACGAAGGCAGTAGCGATAATTGCATCACCGATTGCACCAGCGCGGTAGACGGCTGTTGCTCCACCAGCAGCGCGCCCCTTATAGTACGGCTTGATCTTGTGTGGGCAAGGGATTGAATCGTCCCAGGTTGGTCCAGTTAGCTCATCTGGCAACACATAGGTAGTGCGCGGATAGAGCATATTGTCATCGACTTTGTGAATTGCGTTTGTGTTATTTGTCCATAGTTTCATTTTGATCTTTCCTCCCAAATAAAGAACACAGCGAGAATTGCTGTGACTACTGTGATAACCGCAATGGCAACAAGAAGCCTTCCTATTGCCAATCCTGCTCCGACAATGATCCAATCGTATAGCGCGCTCATTTGGCCTGCCTTTCTATTTTGTGCATGAAGATCGGAGTCTGCTCACCTACATAAGCTCCTGCAATATTAAAATCGAAGTGTTCCATAGCTTCTGCGTAATCCATGCCTTGCTTCATAAGGCTCTCGATGATTGCGTCCGCATCATAGATCGCGCAGAGATCACCACCGAACGCGCTACCCACACCCACCAGCGCATCGTCAAATCCATCGGCAAACAGCATCGTGTGCGCATCATCACCGAACTGGTCAAGGATGTCTTCTCGTATGCTCATACGCTCTGCATCTGGTATGCGTGGTCAACTAATTCCCTGACGCATTTGGAGTATTCGTTCTCATTCCACTCATAACAAAATATCTCGGATCTGAATCCGCCAGCTTCGACCCACAGCCTCCATCTATATCCTTGCTCATCCCACTCCTTCCTAACCTGCATCGCCAACTCATCCTTTGTTTTCATCTTCACCTCCTACTACTTCTTTGCACACTAGGCTCGCTGCATCCACCATCGTTATGATTTGTATCATATCCACCGAGCGTCCGTGAGTTGCGCGGTTACGCTCTAAGACAAGCTTCTCCCTGGCTATGGCAAGCATATCCCTCGCCCACTTCAATCTGTTCTTGGCCTCTACATTCATTGTGTATCCCTTTCTTTAATGTCGTAGTAAAACGAATCTGTATCCTCTGTCACCCACTTGTCACTCTGATTCTCCACGGATGGCAGTTCGGTATCAACACGAAACTGCTTGAGGTTATCTGGCAACTTCTTCGTAACCCAATTACTATCCCGCCAGAAGATTCGGTTGTTTGGCATACACAGTAAGTAGCCATCGTCACCAGCGAAGACATGACCACATTTATAGTCAGATGGCTCATCGCTGTATGGATTGTTAAACCAATCCACAGTAAACAAGTATGTACCCCAAACCTTGGTGGCATCCCGCAGTAATATCTGTGCGCGATGGTAGGCCAGAAAGCTATACTCGGTTACAGTTACATTCTCAGAGAAGCAATCCCAAAGCTGTTTGTAGTTGAATGGGATGTCTGCCTCTGGCTCGTGAGTGTATATCTCCGATAGCGGTACTCGACTCCGCAGCATTCCAGAGTCAGTCATAACATGGAAGGTTAAGATCGCCCCAGCGCAAGACTGCAAGGCGAACACATAGACGTTATAAAACTCCTTGTCCTCCTCGTTCTTGGTGAAAAACGACTTCCTCACCATAGCCTTGAAGCTAGGGATGTTTTCGTTGAGCGTTGCCATTATCGCCAAGCAGGTCCAGTAAACCAAGCCACCAACACCCAGCGTGTACCCCATATAGGCGCACGCGCACGATGTTCGATATAGGATGGAAACCAACAACCTGCTCCTTGCTCGCGGATGAACTGAGGATTCACCATATCAGCCTTAGCCTGCAACCCGCCACCGATATACTCCTCTGGTGCGGACAAGTTAACCACAGCCGTAAGCTTGCGTACTGGTGCTTCGGATGTGTAGGTGTCGTAGTGCCAAGAGAACTTCTGTAGCGGTCGGTATCGCAGGACCTGCAACTGTTGGATGCCCTGGATGTCGAAACGCCATTGCTCGGCATTGATGCCCTCCGTAATCTCTCGCATCACATTGTAGATCCATTCGTAATGTTTGGCGAAAGGTATCCAGCACGATGAGCAGGTTCGCGTACGTGATACCGTACGTGTTACCCCATCCTTCGACAGCACTGGCGCACGCTTCATACCGATCACTTCCGCATCTTGGCGCAGCATCATGCACTGCGTCTTGGTTAGGACGTAGCGATCTACTGAAGCGGTTAATACCTTCTGCTTAAACTCGGTCATTTGAGTTCCTCCAACATTTCCAGCAACGCCTTATTCAGCGCGTACTCAAAGCAGGCTTTCTTATCTTTGACAATATGCTGGCGGCCAGCATCGACCATTGCCTCGTAAAGATCATCGTCAACATTAACTGTGATCTTGACTGACTTGCACTCCTCAGTCTTGACCACATCAATATATTTATCTGCTTTTCTTTTCCTCATAGGTCCAATTCCTTTCTTATGATTTCAATTAACTTGAAGATCAAGTAGCCTGCACAGTATAGTGCCGATAAAGTCAGCGAACTGTAAAGCACAAACCAACCGATTACCCAAACAACTCCAGCTAGATCAAGTAGGCAAAACATAGTCGTTTTCCTTTAGCTTCCGTAACAGCGTTCTATTATCGATCTGCACCCCGCTGGCTCTGCACCACCAGGAGACAACGCCCGTCTTAAAATCACGCAGTAGCTTCTGTACCTCGTGCGAGTTCTTGTATTCAAGGGCGTCGTTGAGTGGAACGCCTTGGTGGCCCTTAACAATCTTCATGCCCTTAACCATCCCTCTCTTGCGCAACATCCGCAGGTCGCGGATAGCTTGGAGTGCAACCTCACCAGCCAACTGCTGCACCCTGTCATCGTAGTCACCGCGACATAGTTGGGTTGACCTCACCGACCTAGCTCCACCAGCTTCGCTTCGTCTTCTTTAATCTGGTTAGATAATCTAGTTAGATCGTTTGATTGCCCAGCGTAATGAATAATCATTGCATCATTGTATCGGTCTAACCCAAAGTGCGACTCCACGCTGGTCATGCAATTGAAGGACGGGTCAAGCTCGGTCAGCGGGATGTTCCATAGATGTGCCATAACGTTGAGCCAAGTCTGCTCGGCAAAGTGGTTTGGGTGCAAGCCAATGGGTGGCATTGACAAGATACCAACGGCCTTGGTATGGACTACGAACACGCCAGTGTTGACGTAGAACTTAGGCTCAATCACACCGCCGAAAGCTCCAGCCAGCTTCACCATATCTGGCTTGCGATCTAAGTATGCTCCCTCATCAAAGGCACAGAACACCCCAGCGTCATCGGCTAGGTTCGGGCAATCGGTTGCAATAAGAACATCAGCGTCAACGAATGTCACTTGGCTATAGCCCTTGGTTGCCATAATGTTTCCAATGGCCGACTTTGAGTATTGGGCTGGATGGGTAAGAGGCTTGTCGATCAGAATGAAGTCAGTGCTATGGCGTTTGCAGTACGCCTCCATCCTCGGCCTAGTCAGATCAATAATCTTCTGCCAATCCTCACCGAACGATTGCGTGACTAATGCTTGTTTCATTTTACGTCCTTCCATATTTTGCCGTGTTTATCAAGTGCAGATGACCAGATCATCATTCGATTGTAAAAACCGTATCCGTGACCCAATCGCATCAGCGTTAAGCTTGTGATATTGCCAATGTGATAAAAGATCCAAGACAACGCCAGCTTCATTTCTCAATCCTAACCCAAGCATCCAGCGGTAGGTTCTCGCCGCAGAATCCAACTTGGATCTCTTTCTTTTCCTTTTCGGATATGCCGTAAAGCTCCCAGCCTCCGTCAATCTTAACTACGCGAGTAATCTTCATTCTCTAGGATACCTATTGTTTCCTTCGTTATCGCAAAACTTCTGGAAAGATTCCTGTGTTTCAGATTCATCGCTGTCGCTTGCTTTGTCTCCATAGTTTGAGTAAAGCCAAGGACGAGGCTTACTGAAAAACTCATCCCAATCTTTGTCTATTTCTTCTTGGTTCATAGTCTTGTTACCTCTTTCTTTATTTGTGCCAACACGAAGAGCGACCTTACCAGCGCACGCTCAAGATGGTCAATACTTGTTTCGCCGTTATTGTCTGGACAGGGCGTTGACTTGTGCAACTGCATCTGCGCTGTGGCTAGGTGACGAATCGCTCTGGCAATATGGTAATCGTGAGTCGGCCTATCCTTCTCCAGCCAATCTCCGTAGGCAGACTTGTCTGATCCTTTACCCATCACGCGCCAGACTATCTCCTGCGCAGCGTTACCCATCTCTTGAATCGTTGGTGCAGTCATTTTGCAAGCCTCCTATAAAATTCGTCCAGTAATCCTTCTAGCCATAAGACATCTGCTGGGTCTATCATAACTTCATCCCAGGTGGTGTGTAACCTTTTACCCAAGCCCAAACCTTCTGCATCGCGCAGAATGCAATGCCAGCTTGGTAAAGTTCGTCTTCGTCCCACACCTTCGTTGTCAGCTTGGTGGCATCGTTGGATGCTAGGACCACCGACACGCAGGCACACTTAGGATTCTCGCTTGCGTTCCTGTATGCCCAAAGCTGTGCGCAATCTGTATCGTAGAAAGGATCGTACTTAGGGTTAACCTTACGATTCTTTAGGTCGATGATAGCGTCACCAACACCGCGTAGCTTGACGTGGGCATCACACCTTCCCGCATAGCCTGCGCCGACCAGACCCTTTTCGCACCAGTAGGTTTTCTCGACATTCTTTTCTGCCCACTCGCTGAATGTTTTGATGTACGGGGCAAGTGTTTCATCTCTGGATACGGCTCTTCCAAGGAGGATGTTTTCCATTTCCGTGTGCATTTTCGTGCCGTGTTCAGCTGCCTTCGTTGTTGA